AGTGAGCAACAACACCGGCTGATGGGTAATTGTCTGACTCTGGGTTCGCGTCTGGGCTATCTAGGTCCACAAGGTGTCGAGCAATCCAAGCGGCAATCCTGACCCATTTGTCATCACTAACTGTGCCCTGTGCCATTGCCCTAGCCTCTCGGATAGTGCCAGGTGTGACACCATCGCCAGCTAGACCCTGCTCGTAATACTCAAGTCCACGCCTAGCGGCTGCCCTCATGTAAGCAGGTGCCTCTTGGTTGATGGCTCTTTCCTCAGACAAGGGTAAATCCTCAATAAGGGTTAAGGTTGAGAACTTGTGGCCAACCTTGGTTGGTGTTTCTCGCCAGCCATCGGATACTTCCCGATAAACAACAATCAGTGCAGCAGGGTCAGCCTCGGTGCCTGTAATTGTAAAGTCTGTGTCTGGCACATTTATCTGGCCATCTCTGACAATACGCTCAATCTTTCCTCTGGCTCGCCCACCGGAAGAGTTCCAAGAAACAAAATCATCAATGCTTAGTGCGCCAGGTGCAGCTCTCTGCTCATCGTTTTCTTGCCAAGCATTGCAGTAGTTTCCACCCAAAACAAAGGCATCCCATCGCTCACACCAAGCTTTATCCCCATCGGCGTTTAGGCGTGACTCATCAAAAAAGAAACAGTTGCCACAGGCTCGACCCTCTGGCACATCCTCAGCTAATGCAGGTCGGTAGTTGTCTGGCAGGTTGGCATCTAGCTCATCATCTATTGACTCTGGCTCATCTAGCTCAACCTCAACAGCAATCATCTTTGGGGTTGGTATCTTTTCTAGCTGGAATACATTTATCACCATGAGCTTGTCGGTTGGCTCAAAGATGCCATCCTCGTAATCAAACAACTTGACCACAGCGTAGTCATTTTGGACCTCTGCAACCTGAGCTGCAACTCTAGGGTCTAGCGGTGCCCAAGAAACAAAGTCGCCAACTTGTAGTAAACCAATGGCAGCTCGCTCACCTAAAAACTCTGTCTTTTCTGCAAGGCTGATTGCTACTGCCTGGTCAATGGCTGACTCTTTAGAATCATGGCAAGCCACTAGCTCGCCGTTTTCCTTCTCGACAGCCCAGCTAGGGCACTCTGAGTTTTCCTGCGTAATGTAGTAAGGCATTAGACCTGCTTCAAGTATCCAAGTTTGAGATTGGCTTTGTTGGCTATTGCGTACAACTGGCTTGATGGGGACATCTCTAGTTGTATAGTTTCCAGCTTTAGCAGTTGCATCCCATTGGTAGTGCTGACATTTGGGCCACCGATAAAGATGCCGTCATCGTTATTCATGTTATGGATAGTCAGCTTGAAATCAGAGTTAGAGGTGCCGTCAATCAAGGTAGGAGTCTCCAACACTGTTATCTGTCCTGAGCTGATGGCCACGAGTTAGACCTCGTAAACAGCAGTAGGGTCTGTTGGGTCAATCTGAGCCACAGGCTGTAGCTGTGTGCTCGGTAGTCCTGTGTGGGTAATCTGTCCAAGTCCAACAGCGGCAAGTGCCTCGCTAGGTGTGAAGCCTGAGATGACCAACTGCTGTACCATCTTGACACGCTTCTCAAGTGTTATGACCTCGGTGTCTGCCAAAGCAATGTTGGCTAGTGGTACTCGGTACTGGTCGCCCTCAGCAACTGGCTCTAAGTCTTCAAGTCTGCGAATGTCATTGGTTGAGTAGAAGCCAGCCTGAGTACCAACTGAGTAGGACTGGATGCGTGAGTTTAGGTCTGCCCTTAGTAGGTCATTGAACTGAAACTTAATAAAGGCATCACCGGGCAGTAGGCGCGAGAATGCTGCCTCAACTTTTTCTGCCAATGGCCTAAGAGTCATGGAAATAAACTGAAGGTTGTTCTGCTCAACAGACGCATAGCTTGCTGTGCCAGGTACACCTAGTAGGTGCAGTGGAACATTGAAAGCTCTGGCAATTTCCTCAACAGCAAACTTGCGTGACTCTAGGGCTTGGCTTGCCTCTGGGTCTGTCTGTGTAGCAACAAACTTAGCCCCACCAGACAAAACACCAGTCTTATGTGCTCGGCGTGTCCCATTGCGGTGTCGAGCGTCAAACCCATCTGCCAACTGCTTAGCCTGCTCGCTTGTTAGGTTCCCAGGAAACTCGATAACACCAGATGCACTTGCACCTGTGCCAAAGAATCTAGCAGCGTAATCGCTAAGGGCAATGTTTAGACCTAGTGCTTGCTTTAGTGTTTCCACTCGGCTAAGTCCTGTTAGCTCGCCAGGCAAGATTAGGTCCACAATGTGGATTACCTCATCGTTGGTAAGTATCCGGCCTTCGCCATACACCTTGTAAACTTTGCGCCCAATCTTGGAACGCTCAACCTCTACCTTTTCAGGGTCAAGGTTTACTAGGTTGACAACCTGACCTTGGGTATCCCTAAAAACACGAGTGTAAGAATTACCATGCACCAACAAGCTAGAAAAGACCTGCTGAAAGAACGATGCTCTTGTACTTAGGTCAACATCTGGCTGGTCCAACCAAACTGGTCGGGGGTTCAAGGGACGGCGTGTAGCACCAACCCTTAGGTAAGCCCCACATGGCAAAGTTGAGATGGTGTCGGAGATTAGACTGACCGCTGAGAAAAAGGCAACAATCTCAAAAGATTTTTTAGTGGTGACATTTACACCAGACTCAGACTGCAAGCCCCAAGGCTCACCTGCACCCCATACTGTTTGAAAGCTAACAGCTCTCTGCTCAAAAAGATTACCTAGCATTACTTACCTCGCTCAATAGCTATACCAAAAATGAGGAAACCCAGGCCAAGCAGGACTACACCTGCTGGGGGGTAAATTAGACCGGCACCTAATGAGATTGTCAGGATGCCAACTGCTTGGAGAATTGTCGCTGTCATTACCAACCTAAATAAAGAATTGCGGAGTAAGTTCCTCAGCATCTACTCTACCAACTGTTGCCCTATCAAAGGCAATGACCGCTGCCACAGCTGCGTCAATTTTGCGTGGTGAGCCTCGGTGCTCTTTTACAATTCTTGGCCCAATTCGGTCAGTTTTGATAACAGCATTGCTTAGGTGCCTAGTCAAAGTTGGGTTATTGTCATGCGACAGCTTGCCCTCAGTGACCGCTGTATAAAGCTTCGAGCAGGCTGGGACCATCCTGGAAGGCGAGGATGAGTTGTATTCAACTACTGGTAGGCCAAGGTCTTGCATGGCTTCCATAGTGCGTTGCCATCTAAATGGGTCACAGGCAATCTCTTTTACATTGTATGTCTGGCAAAATTGGATTATTTCATCCTCAACCTCTTGGGTGCTTACACGCCAGTCATCTGTGTCCTCTGGTTGCTTCTCCCATACCCTGATTAGCCCAATGTGAGGCAAGCTGTCATCGGTTGGGATTGTGCAGTAAGTCAAGGCTGTACAGTCGCCGTTGAATGAACCATCAAAGCCAACAATTACTGGTTGTTCAGGGTCAAGGTTTATCTCTGCCCCTAGCTGTTCCCACTTGCCGGTTGGTAGCCAGGCATTCATTGAGCTAACCCACTGATTCAGTCTTTTAGTCCTAAACTCTGGCTCTGGTGTCCTTAGTACCGCCGAGGCAAAATCATCTTTTGCCACAAGGTCATCAAAGCCAGGGTTTGCAGCTCTCCAAGTTGTTTCAAGCCTGTGGTCAGCCTCTGGGTCTGCTTCCCACCATGCCATAAAAAAGGATGGGTCATTTACCTCACCTGTGCTAACTCTTTTGCCGTACTGATAAAGGTTGTAAGCAATAGAGTCTTGGCCAGTCATGTCTGTCTTTTGTCCGGCGGTGGTAATAGCAACTAATTGACCAAGCTTTCCTCGGTTTCCCATCGCGAGGGAGAACACATCAAAGAGAGTTCTGTCCTTGTGTGCATGGGCCTCATCAAAAATAATCCGAGTTGGATTCAGACCTTCCTTGCTATAGCTTTCAGCAGATACAACCCTGTACACACTGTTAGTTGACTTTACAAAAATAGCGTCCCTGTACAAAGTGCAAAGCTCTGAAAGCTCTGAGGTTTCAACCATACGCTTGGCTTCACCAAACACAATACGGGCCTGTTCCTTTTCAGCTGCAACTGAATAGACTTCGCCACCCTCAATGCCCTCAGCAATTAGTGAATAGAGGCCAAAGGCAGCAGACGACAATGCACTTTTTCCTGATTTTCTGGGCATGCCTATAAGTGCAGTTCTAAAGCTCAGACCACCATCGGCATCTCTAGCGTAAACATGCCGTACTAACTCCTTTTGCCAAGGTCTAAGTTTTAGTGCATCACCTGCTCTACCTGCAACACCGTCTTTACCAATAGACCCAAAGGCCTCAGTAAACTCAATGGCATACTCGCCATCACCTCTTTCAATAGCATCTTGAGGTACGGGGGTCAACCATCGTGGTGGCCAGCTATCCACGCTGTGCCTTCTTTTGCATTAGTTCCTCAAGCCGGCTTAGTTTTTTGACCTCAGCCACACCCAAGCGTGTTCTGTCAGTTGGTGTAAAGCCAAGCAATGACAGGTTTGAGTAAATGGACTTTTCTAGCTCTCTAAGGCCTCGGCGGTCTTTGGGGTTGTTGTCAGTCATAACCCTGACCCTTAGGTTCCAACGCTCATCAACCATTTCGCAAGTCATAAGCAAAATCTCAATGTCGCTATTTGGGCTTATCCAAGCTATGCCAGATTCCCAAACTCTGTCCCAAAGCTCTTTGCCATACTTTAGCAAAGGCCTAGCTGGCTCAGGTGCCTCTGTGGCTTGGGGTATGAGCATAATTGTTGATTCAGTAGGCAATGCTCTTTTGCCTGGGTTTCCAGTAAGTCTTTTGACCTCGGTTGGGACT